ATATATACCAATGACAGTATCTTTAGCACCTGTTCCAACTCCTATAACAGCACCTTTGGCTTCACTTATATCTCGATCTACAGATGAGCTAAGTCCTTCAAAAAAGCTTATTTCACTATCTTTAATTACTGCTGAATTATGTATAAACTCTTTTTTATCATTGTAATATTCAGAACCTTCATTCGTATTTCCTGCCAATGTATTAGTCAAGAAGATATCTTTATTTTTAAAATCTTCGGCTGTCGCTATAAATCCTTTTCCTGCTTCCCCTATGTAGGAATCTGCCTTTTGAAGCTCTGAATCAGAAATATGTCCTGCGGAACTATTTAGCCTACCTATTACAACAATGGTACCTTTCGAATTTGTATAGTTATAAAAGTTCGAATTGATCTCATCCACAGAGCCATCTTTGGTTTGTGCTAATAGATATTGATAAGCTAGATTATATTCTGCAATATCAGAAGCATCTAATTTGCTATCGAATGCATCTTTCCACCCTTCATCGATATTGTATAAAGCTCCTCTCGTGAGTTGAGTCTCTGCTTCTTCTAAACTAATCCCTTTCTCTTTTGCATATTCTTTTGCTAGATTTTGAATAAGATCTACTTCCTCTCGATGAAGCATTCTATTATTCTCCACCGCATTCTGCCCAATCACACCTGCCAATTGTGCGTTATAACTAGAATCACCTACTGCTCCGCCAATAACAGCACCAATTCCTGCCGTTAAATCACGTATCTGTGCTTTAACGGCAGGAAGTAAGTTCGGCTGGAATTCTCCATTTGCATCTTGGTATTCTTTTTTGTCTTTATATTGATTGGTCAGATATATGGCTGCTGCTTCACTCGCAACTGCTGCGCTTCCTCCTGCTGTTGGGTCACCACCGTTTATATAAGCCAGTGTTGCACCCAAGATAGCATGAGACACTAACTGTGCAGCGGTATTCTTGTCCTCTCCATGACCAAACTGGCCTCCAATCACCTGAGCTGCATACGGTGCTAGGGTATTAGTCACGACTTGTAAGTCGGTTTGTCCACCCAACGCTGCGGTAATCGCTGTGGTTACTGCATTCAATGCTCGACTACTATTACCGCCCATGCCCCATGTTTGGGCTTGGTCTGTGCACCTTTAAGTGTGGTATCGCCTTGACTCTTGATACTGATTTGATCTGCATTCAGTGTGGTGTTGTTATGTGTGGTGCTTTCTAAGTGATTGCTGCCTTTGCCATAGTGCCTCTATTGATTCTGCTATTGATACACCAGCTGAAAGTTGGAGTTTTGCGCTATTTAGTGAGGAAGATTTAACCCTCCCTGATTCAGTGAAAGCAGGTGCAAAAGTTCAAGCTTTTTATGGTGATGAACTCATCTTAACCAGCGTAGCTGACGCTGTGAATGAAGCTTGTGACCGTTCAGGATACGGTTTAAAAATCTCAGGTCGTGATTTGGTTGGACAGCTTATCGATTGCTCTGTCCCTATATTCAATGGTCGCCAAGTTAACCTTGACGTGCTTTTAAGTAAATACGTGCTTGATGGTGAATTAAAGTCACTATTTTCAAATGTAAAAATTCAAAATGATGCTTGGCTTAAAAATAAAATTTCTGTTGAGCCTGGTGAATCTTTATGGGATGCAATTGCTAAAGCTGCAATGGTGACAGGTCAGCATGTTTGGTTAGATCCTGATGGCACAATTCAAGTTGGTGATCCATTCGCTTCCCCTTATCAGGTGCAAGAATCATTAAAACTATATCGAGAAGGCTCTGAAAATAATGTGCTAGATGCAAGTTATGACGAGGACATTTCTAACGTTTATTCAGACATTCGGTTACTCAGCCAGGACTCAAAAGCACAACATATTATTTCCTCTGTAAAAGTCGATACTCAGTTCAGTTATAACCGTTTAAAACTCATTACATTAGCTGATGCTGAAACAAAAGCGGAAGCTGATGCAGCACTTGATAAAGTTAAAAAGGATAATAATTTACAGGCCTATGCACTCAACATAAATGTAAAAGGTTGGGATGTTGACCAAAAAACATGGGCAACTGGCATGTATTTAAACTTTGAAACTGATCGTTTAAATCGAGCGACTGCGAAATGGGCTGTATATGGTCGAACACTCACCCTATCTCGCTCTAACGGTAAAAAGACTGCTCTTAAATTACATCGCCAGGGCGATTGGGCACAGCCGTTAAAACATAAAGAAAAGCCTAAATCGACGACTAAGAAAACTAAGAAAAAATCTAGTAATCAAGGACAAAAACCATGAGTACTGTTGGAGCAATTCAATCACAAGTTGCTAAAGGGCTTAGTCAAGTTAGACAAGCTTTTTGGGGTATTGTTGCCCGTGGTGGTGCTAAGGCTTTGCAATTAACAGGCTTTGCAGATGAAACGCTGCAAGAAGTTGAATTGGTTCAACAAGTTGGCTTTGCATCATACATCCCTAAAAATGCAAAAGTTGTAGTGATCCCCTTACACGGTAAAACAGCCAAATCTATTGTCATTGCTACATCTAACGGTGCTGTTAACGTGACTGTTGGCAATGGTGAAACATGCGTCTATGACCAATACGGACATACCCTTTGGCTAAAAGCTGATGGTACACATGTTGGTGGCGGTGATCTAATTATTGATGAAGGCAATTTAAAAGTTAACGGCAAAGTAATTGCAGCACAAGACATTGAAAGTGCTGGGCAAATATCTGACTCAGGTGGCTCAATGCAAAGTATGCGTGAAACGTATAACAGTCACGAAGGCCATAGTAGTGGCGGCACACCATCGAATCAAATGTAGAGGCACACATGGCAGTTATTCATTCAGAAAATAAAGATTATGAACTTCAAAGTCTTGATGATGTATTCACTCAAGATGAAATTCAATGTGTGCTTCATCGACTTCAAATTGAGCGTTTTACCACTTAAATGTACGCTATCTACGTCCCTTCCAATTGAAGAGCGTGTACGTATCGTGAAATGGGTTCAAACCAAGTTACGTGGTCTTGAATATTATCGTGAACTCTTTTCTTTTTACGGCATTGAGTTAATTGATTACATCAAGCCCAAACCATTTCAATGCACTCAAAGTTGCAACTTGCCCATAAATACAGAGCAGTTGCGCTTCAAAATCAAATTGATCGTATCTAATCCTAATTCAGTAGATACCGAGTGCATTATTAATAGCTATTTTCCTGCATTTTTTGAAGTGAATGTAGTTGAGGTTTAAATGAATCGTATTGACACAATTAATGCCCGTGAAAACATGTTTGGTGTTGGTAAAAGTGGCTTTCATGACAATGCTGATTTACCTGGGCAAGATGCAACTTATGTAAGCCCTAAATGGTTTAATACTGTACAGGAAGAGCTATGTAACTTGCTTGAACTAAGAGGCATAACGCTTGATCCTGCATCAAAACGTCAGTTATACGATCTTCTAACGACACAGGCTGATCTTGAAGCGCTCGCTGATGAAATTGAAACTAACTTCATTCGTAAAAGTCAGATTGTAGACAACCTAACTACCAATGATGCAGACAAAGTTGCTTCTGCAAAACAAGTCAAAATCTTGCAAGATAATAAACTTGATAAAAGCTCTTTAAACAACACACTAACAAGCACTAGTACTACACAAGCTTTGACTGCTGCTCAGGGCAACATACTAAATAAAAGAACCAGAAAGGCTTTTGCAAATATAAGAGGCACAGGGACACCAGTACTACTTTCATCTGATAACTTTGCATCTATTATCAAAAATGGAACAGGTGATTATACGCTTACTTTTATAGAGCCAATGCCTGATACTGATTATGCTGTTTTTTTTGGATGGTCAGATTATTTAGGTGGTGATGGATCAATGAAAATTTTATCTTCAAGTGGTCCATCGACTCCACTTCTAAAAACAACCACCCAGTTTAGGTTTGGTATAGGTTCCACCACCGCTTTCGATGCTTATGATATTTCTGTTTTAGTTTTTAGGTGAGGTGATTAAATGGATGTTATAGTTTTTAAAAATGATCAAGGCTCACTATCTGTTTTATCGACCTTATTAGATATTGTAGATGCTGTAAAGATTCACAATTTAACGGACTATATTATTGTTGATGATTCTTTACTACCAATCGAACCAATTGAAAGTTGGGTATTAACCAATGGTGAGATTAAAGTTAACCCACATAAATTGATTGAATTTAATCGTTTAAATCTTCAGCAACTGACTAAACGTCAATTCTCACTTTATCTTTATGATATTGGGAAATACGAGCAAGTCATGGATGCTCTAAATGCAAATCCACGTTTTAAGATTGAATTTGAAACAGTTTCAATAATTGAGCGTAATAGTCCAACGGTTACAGCAATGGGTCAAATCTTAGAATGGGATGATCTAACGATTGATGAAAAGTGGAATGAAGCCTTAAAGCTTTAGTGCGAAATAACTGCAAATATTTAAGTGCAAAATAAAAAACAAATTAGTGCAAAAAAAGCCGAAAACTTACATTTAGTGGGTCAAATTGTCCCAATATTGACCCACACAAAGCAAAAATAGGGTCAAATCGCTTAGGATAGTATCGGATAATACAGCCAATAAAAAAAGCCCTTAAACATTGAGTTTAAAGGCTTTTTTAGATTCCGATGGACTACTTCGGAAAGAATTTTGGTGGGGTGGCGTCAATTGAACAAATTTGCTAAATAGCTGTTTTATATAATTTAATATTTATACAAAAATCACAGTGTACAAATTATATGTTGCTAGGCCATTTCTCTGAGTTTAGTTGTCGTGCTGGGTGGCGAACTCAGGAGTTAAAAACACCCCCTCGCACGCCCGCGCGTTTTCTTGATTATTGCTTGATGGTATAGCGGTTTGCTGTGTTTTTCGCTCCAATCATTTAATTGAAGCGAAATAGAGTATTTAAAGCTGCTCACCTTACTGGTGACTGTACGAAAGTTTCGTAGTTCATTAACCAACGCAATTTTTCGCTGGTCTACTATGGAAAACTCATGTTTCGGAACAACTACGCGCGCGTGTAGGTGGACGCAATTTTGCGCTGTCATACTGTTAGTAAATGTTAGTTTTGCGGACTGCTTTAAAAGAGAATAGAACCTTATAAAACCTAATATTAGGAC